CGAGATCCGCGCGCAGCGTGCCCAGGCCATGCAGGCGCAAGCCTCGGCCGCCACCGCACCTCAGGTGGTCGAGAGCGCGAAGACCGCGAGCGAGATCAACACCGACCAACTGCGCGACGTGATGGGCATGCTGCAGGGCTACTCAAGCCCGAGCCCTGCGATGGTCGAGTAAGGCGTGTCCGTCTGAGGCGGGCCCGCTTCTACGATGCTCCCGTCAACCATGAGAGAACTGACAGACCTGCGAGGCCAGGAACGCGATGCTGAAAGCGAAGAGCTGGTGGCACGCGAGAAACGTCGCAAGGAACTCGAGGATCTCAAGTGGCTGATGGCCCACCCCCAAGGACGACGCATCGTGAGTCGTCTGCTGGAGGAGGCCGGTGTCAACCGCACCACGTTCAACCATAGCGGCAGCGTTATGGCGTTCAACGAGGGCAAGCGGCACGTCGGTCTGTTCCTCACGGCAGAAGTGCTCGAGGCCTCGCCCGAGGGGTACTTCAAACTCCTGAAAGAGTACCAGGGCAAAGATGGATGATTCGACTGCGGTGACCAGCACACCTGCCAACGACGCTGGGGAACCGAAACCGATTGATGGACAAGCCGTAGCGCCTGCTGCGGACAGCGCGAGCACGACGCCCGCGGCGGACCCCAAGGCCCCTGAAGCCAAGGCCCCCGAGGACTACACGCTCACGATGCCCGAAGGGGTGCAACTCGACAGCGTCGCTGCTGACGAGTTCAAGGCGATCGCCAAGGAGCTCAAGCTCGACCAGGCGGGCGCGCAGAAGGTTGCAGACATCGGGGCCAAGATGGCCCAGCGTCAGGCCGAAGCGCACACGAAACTGGTGGAGACCTGGGTGGAGCAGGTCAAGGCCGACAAAGACATCGGCGGCGACAAGCTCACCGAGAACCTGGCGGTGGCCAAGAAGGCGCTCGACACCTTCGGCACGCCCGAGCTTCGGGACGTGCTGAACAGCACCGGGCTGGGCAACCACCCCGAGGTGATCCGAGCCTTCTACAAAGCCGGCAAGGCCATCAGCGAAGACCGCTTCATTCCCGGCAGCCCGAAGGGCGCCGAGGCTGACCCGGCCCGAAAACTGTTCCCCTCCATGAATTGAAAGGCAACACACCATGGCTACCCTCGCTGCAAACAACCCGACGCTGCTGGACGTTTCCAAGCGTCTGGACCCCGATGGCAAGATCGACACCATCGTCGAGCTGCTGAATCAGACCAACGAAGTCCTGAGCGACATGTCCTGGGTCGAGGGCAACCTGCCCACCGGCAACAAGACCACCGTCCGCACCGGCCTGCCCACCCCGACGTGGCGCAAGCTGTACGGCGGCGTGCAGCCGGGCAAGAGCACCACCGCGCAGGTCACTGACTCGTGCGGTATGTTGGAAGCCTACGCCGAGGTCGACAAGGCCCTGGCCGATCTGAACGGCAACACCGCCGCGTTCCGCCTGAGCGAAGACGCTGCCCACATCGAGTCGATCTCCCAAGAGCACGCCTCGACGCTGTTCTACGGCAACGAAGGCACCGAGCCCGAGGCCTTCACCGGCCTGGCCCCGCGCTACAACTCGCTGTCCGCGCAGAACGCCGACAACATCATCGACGCCTTCAGCGGCTCCGGTGGTGACCTGACGTCGATCTGGCTGTGCGTGTGGGGTCCGCAGACGGGCTTCGGCATCTACCCGAAGGGCTCGCAGGCTGGCCTGCAGATGTCCGACAAGGGCCAGGTGACGATCGAGAACGTCGACGGCGCTGGCGGCCGGATGGAAGGCTACCGCACCCACTACCGCTGGGACGCGGGCCTGACGATCCGCGACTGGCGCTACTTCGTGCGCATCGCCAACATCGACATCTCCGAGCTCGGCACGATCGCCAACACCAAGAACCTGATCAACTGGATGGTGCAGGCGAGCGAGCGCATCCCCAGCTTCGGCAAGGGCCGCGCCGTGTTCTACATGAACCGCACGCTGCGCGAGAAGCTGCGCCTGGGCATCCTCGAGCGGGTGAGCTCCAACCTCACCTGGGAGACGGTCTCTGGCAAGCGCGTGATGACGTTCGACGACATCCCCGTGCGCCGCACCGACGCCCTGATCAACACCGAGACCCGCGTGGTCTGATCGCAGCACTGAATCGAAAGGAACCACACCATGATCCTCGATAAGCGTACCGAGTTCTGCGATGCAGTCTCGTGCAACACCGGCGCCGCCGGCACCTACAACCTGGGCGACATCATCGACCTGGGCGCCGTGTCCCCCTCCCGGGACCTCGGTGGCGACATGGCCCTGTACCTGGTGGTGACGGTTGACACCGGCATCGCCACCGCAGGCTCTGCCGGCACCGTGGCTTTCCAGTTGGTGTCTGACGGCACCGACACGATCGCCACCAACGGCACCCAGACGGTGCACGCGACCTCGCGCGCGTTTGTCACCGGCTCCACGGCCATCGCTGCAGGCACCACCCTGTTCGCGATCCAGCTCCCGATGGAAGGCGCCGTGTACGAGCGCTACCTGGCCGTGCAGCAGGTCACGGGCACGACGGCCCTGAACGCCGGCAAGATCAACGCCTTCCTGACCGAAGACGTGGCTCGCTGGAAGGCCTACGACTCCCCGAGCCAGGCCTGAGTAGGTAGCCCATGAAGAAAGTCGTGGCCATCTCGATGGGGTTCTACAACGGAGCCCGTGTCCGCCCTGGCACCGAGTTCGAGGTGCCCGACAACTTCAAGGGCTCGTGGGTGGTGGAGGTCGGCTCGCCGGCCTCTGCCCCTGCGAAACCGAAACCCGCCCGCGCTGAACCGAAGACCTTGTCCGAGATGGCCAAGGTCCCGGCCAAGTCGGCGAACGACATCGTGTAACGGGGCATGGCGACGGTCGATCCCGTCACCACGTTCCCGTTCGAGACCTCGCTCGACGTCGCGGTCACGACCTGGGCACCGCTGGCCGCCGATGACGACGGCGCACCAGTGCGCCTGGCCGTCTACTCCGACCGCTCAATCCAGGTGGCCGGCACGTTCGGGGGAGCCTCCGTCACCATCGGGGGCTCCAACGACGGCATCACATACCACGCGCTGTCCGATCCCAACGGCCAGACGCTGACCCTTACTTCGGCAGCTCTGCGGGCAATCGTAGAGCTGCCGATTTTCTTGAAGCCCCGCGTGTTCGGGGGCAACGGCACGACCAACCTGAGCGTTGTCTTGTCGGGTAGGCGATCAATCTAGGAGCCCAACCATGTCCATGTCCAACGCCACCGAGAACGCCGCCCTGAAGATGTTTCTGCAGGGCACGGACCCGTCCTATCGGGCCGGCTCCACGCAGTACCTCGCGGCCTTCACCGCCGATCCGGGCGAGGCCGCATCCCTCGCCAACGAGGCCACCTACACCGGCTATGGCCGACTGGCCATCACCAAGTCCAGCGCCTGGACCGACAACGGCTCGACGTTCAACAACGCCGTGCTGATGCAACTGCCCGTCTGCACGGGCGGCACCAGTGCGCTGACGCACTTTGCCATCGTGGACACGGCCAGCGGCGCGGTCAACATGATGATCTCGGGCGCCTTGGGCGGCACGCTGAACGTGTCCACCGGCATCCAGCCGCAGTTCGCCCCCGGCGATCTGTCGGTGACGGCTGACTGATGATCTACCGCTGCGCCCACTGCCGTGAGCTGCTGACGCTGACAGACACCGAGCTGTCTCAGTGCTCAGAGCACGCCGACGGGGGCGTGGAATGGTCGCCCGACGAGGTGGAATGGATACCGCTGGAGAACCCTGATGCCGTTTAGGTCCGTTGCCGAGGTGGCAGATGCCGTCGAGCAAGGGCGGCATCACATCCAGCATTTCATCCGCACATCGGTTTACGGTGGTTTCGGGACCAACGCGTTGGGTGATTTCAGCGTCGGCACCGGCATCCCGTCCTACAACGCATACCTCGGCTTGGCGCTGGAGGCCACGCAACTCATCGGCCAGCGAAACAACAGCATCTATGTCGGCCCTGGCATCAGCACGGAGCGGTATCTGCTCAGCATGTCGTTGACGCATGGCGGCTCGGGGGGCTTTCTGGCCTCGGTCTACTTTCTCGATTACCTGCTGTTTTACCCGTACATCGACCTGGACAACACCGACCAGCAAGACTTGACCAACGATGTGACCTTGCCGCGATACACAGACGGCGAGGGTGTGCGGATGC